CATCGCTGGCCTCCATCGTTGCGGCGCGCGTTTTGGCGACCTGAATTACTGGTTCCACCAGCGCGTCATTGGTGGCGCGCAAGCGATCAGCGTCTATCCCGTGGGTCAGAAAATCCTGCCAGTCCAACCCATGACGGCGGAACCATGGCCGCACACCGGCGAGGCAATAGCGAGCATCGCGAAGGTCATGGATTGTCACGCGCGTCACTTCTTGCCGCCTTTCTTCTTGATCGGGTCCACTTTCAGATCCCCCGCCCAGACCACGTTGGGTCCGGTGATCAGCACGGTGCCAAAGATGACCGGGATTGGGCGGCCTTCCTCGGCCGTGGGCAGGCTGAAATCATCAAGCCCCGCAGCGAGAGGCTTTTCAACCTTAGGGCGCGGGCTCAGTGCATAGGATATCGCCGAGAGCACCAACCCGAGAACGAGCTGCGCGATGAAGTTCCAGACCATGATGAATTCTCAGACGATGGAGCCGCCGCCGAAGGGGTTGCGGCCGGGGATTTCCGGAAAGCCCCCGAAATTAGCGAGGTTGCCGAACTTCGCCGCACAGGTGCTGGCGCGCAGATCGCAACCCGGGGCGATGTCGGCGAGGACAGGGAGTGGATCGCCCGTATCCGGATCGAATTCCGGCATGGTGAGCGCTGCGGCGAGTTCCGGCATCGGGCGCGAAAGCGTTATGGTCCCGGCTGAGTGGCCCGTGATGAAGCCCAATTGCAGCCCAAACCGCAGCACCCCGCCGCGATACCAGCCGTTCGGTGCGCTGGCAGCTTCGGGGATTGTCACCGTCGATCCGCCATTTGCAGCGGTTGTCACTGTGCCTGTCAGCCAGGAAAGCGCGATGTCGAGTCCGCAACCCCGCCCATAGAGGGCATGACGGCAGAGCCGCTGGTATTTTGCCCGCACGCCCGCGCGGCGCAGCGTGCTGAAGATCGACTCGGCTTGCAGCAGAATACGCTGCCCTTCAACTTCTGCACCCACCACGCGACCTTTCCAATGCGCCACCGTCTCGCCCAGCACCTGCTCGTGGCCGCGAAAGATGGTCAGCGTGACAGACGTATTGCCTAATGGGGCAAGGAAGCGCCGTGCAAAAAAATGAGACAAGGGCCAGGTCAGTCCTAACCGCCCGCGCTCGATCTCGCTTGTCTGCACCACATCGCCATGCGCCACGGCGGCGGGTTCCCAAGTGATCGCATCTCCGCCACTTCCCACGCTGGTCCATGCCGTTGCGCGACTGGTGAAACGCCAGACCTGATCGCCTTCCACGAATTGGTAGAGGAAGTAGGGGCGGCCCTCGGCGGCAGAGGCTTCGATACTGGCGTAGGTCATGCGGGCACCTCGATGACAGGCAGTGTCACTTCGCTTGAAACTGCCCCGTGTTGGATCTCCACGCGGTCGGCTTCCGAGCGCATCGCGGTCAGGAAATGCACCTTGGTCGTCAGTGGGACCGGCTCGCCGAGGTTTGAGGACAGTGTTAGTCGATGATCGGCACCCTCGACGATGGCGGCAGTGATCGAGCGGAACCGCAGTGCACCGGGCATCTCCAGCATGATCGGGCGGCCCACATAGGCCGCAAGCGACGCGACCGGTGCCACGCGCATCAGTACCGAGCCCGAGGTCATGGCCGTGCGTAGCTGCAACTCGTGCCCCCAAGTTGGCAGCCAGAAGCTCGCCTGCCGCCCGCGGAGCGACCAGAGCCAGCGGCGCAGGGCGTGACGCACGCTCAGACCTTGCGCCTTCAGCGTGATCGTTTCACTGCGTTCAAACACGTCGCGCATCGGCTCCACCACAACGGGTCCGAAGCCGTTGTCGACATATTCGACAGCGCGGCGCAGGCTGGCGCTGAGAGGGCGGCGCACAAGGCTCGCGTCGGTTTGCACCGAACGGCCGAGGTAGGTCAGTAGAACTGGCGCGGTGATGTCGGGTGCATCCCGAAGCATGAAGCTGGCCGTAACCGTGCCATCGCCCTGCCTGCGGCGCACGATCTCGACCGCTGAGGTCAGCACGCCCGCCCGGATCGGCGCGACCGTGATCCGCCGCGCCGCCACCAACATGTCTGGCAGCTGCAGCACCAGCGGGTCAGCCAGGATCAGCCGGTCGGCCTGAACGGTGGCGATGGCCACGATGGCCGCCGCCCCACCATCGACAGCAATTGCCGCAAAATCGCCACCACGGAAATCCGACAGACCCGTGTCGAGCAGGATCTCACTCGCACCCTGCACTAGGTCTGACCCTGGCTGCGGTGCAAGATGCCAGAGCGGTAAAAGCCAGTCGCTCGCAAATCCTGCCCGCGCCAGCTCCGCAGCACGGGCCATGCCAAGCGCATCCAGACGATGGCGGAAGGTCGCGATCTCGCGCGGGCGGGGCCGGAGTGCGATGCGCTGTTCACCCAGCTTCGCCTGCAGCACATCAGTGCGCCATTCCAGCACCTCGCTGATCTCCTGCGCCGCCGGGAAGGACCAGAGAGGCAGCATGCCTACAGCATCAGGCATTCAATGCACTCCGATTGCGCCGGATGACATTCAGGATGGCCCGCTCGCCGGAGGCCGTGGCGAGGTAGTCGCCGACCACGGACGGGTCGAGGACGTTGATGATGCGGGTCGACATGTCCTGCGCGGGTTGCGTCGCTCCGGCGCCGTTCATCTCCACCCCCAGCCGCCCGTCGCGTCCGCGGCGCAGCGGCAGGATCGCCTCGGGCCCGGCCTCACCCATCAGTCCAATCCCGCGTGAAAACGGAAACACCGTCGGCCGGTTCACCACGCCCCCGCGGGCAAAGGCCGTCAGTTCCTGCCCCCCGGCGAAAACGCCACCGCGCGCAAAGCTGAAGAGGCTGGCGAAGAAACCGCCACCGCCACCCATGCCGGAAAAGGCGTTGATCAGCGCGTTCTCAATCGGTTTGAATGCCGCCTCGATAAGCCGGTTCGCAAGATTCTGGGCGATGGTTGAGACGGCGCTGGCGAAGGTCTGCCAAGTGAACTCGCCAGATTTCAACGCCTCCTTAATCGGCCCTGTAATGTCCTGCGCCAGGCCTTGGGCGATCTCGCGCGAGCGTTCCTGCGCGGCACGAACTGCCTCAGTTGTAGCCTCCCAGGCATTGCGGGCGGTGTCCGCTGCTTCGCGCAGGGCCTGACCAGCACCGCGACCGGCACCACCCGCGCGCCCTGCGGTCTCGCTGGTAGCATCCAGCGCATCCTCCAGCCCTTCGGCGGCGGTGCGCGCGCCAGTGAGCGCGGCCTCCGAGTCCATTCCTGACGCAGTGACGGCTTCGCGCAGGGCGGCGACGGTTTCGAGCGGGGCTGTTGCCGCCTCGACCACACCCGTCATCGTCGCGCGCAGAGCCTCTGCCTGAACGCGCGCTTCCTCAGCATAAGCACCGAGCCCGATGTCTGGCATTGTGATTGGCTCGGTATTGAACGCCGCCTGAAACGCTGCCCGGGCCTCCGTCCCTGCATCAGCCACTGATCCTGCAAAGGGATTGTCGATCCGACCCAGTTCCAGATTGCCGATCAGCGAGATGCGCCGCTCGATGCCCAGCGCCTCGAGGCCCGCATTAATCCCGTCCAGAAATCCGTTGATGCGCTGGCCAACACCATTCAGCATCGCCTCGACGCCGGAGATTAGCGCATTTGCTGCCTGAAACGCGAAGTCGCCAATCGCACCGGGTAGTGCGCCCCAGAGCACCTTGATCGCCTCAAGTGCTCCTTGAAAGGTATTGATCGCCGCGTTGCCAAAACTGACCACCGCTTCCAGTGAGGCCTGCAGTGCTTCGGCGATTGCTGCCTTTATCTCAGCCCAGCTGGCCATGATCGCGAGCCCCATGGCGACAGCACCCAACTGCACGCGCTCCCACACCTCGCGGGCGAGATCGCCCAGAAGCGAGAGCGCGTTGCCAAACCCGCCCGCACCGCGCACGAGCCGTCCAAACCAATGGATCAGTTCTCCTGCCGCCACGACAAGGCCGATGAGTGGCAGACGCAGCAGCGCGCCGCGCAGGATCACCAGTGCCATGGCAAGACCGCGCACTGAAACCGCCGCCGCGATCTTGGCCACAACGAAGCGTCCCGCCATCAAGGTAGCAATTCCTGTGGCATAGGCTGTCAGCCGTCCAAGGTTCTCGAAAACTGTCCGAATGGCGATCCCGAGCGGTCCGGTAGTGCGTGCCACCGCGGCCATCGCATTGGCCACGGCCTCCAGCGCAGGTGCTGCGGCGACTGCGAGCTGGTTCGAGAGCCCACGCCAGATCAGCCCCAGCCGCGAGATCGCATCATTTGTGCGCTCGATCTGAGCAGCGTCCTGATCAGACACCACCACCCCGAAATCGCGCACATCCTGCGTGGCTTGCCGCAGTGTCGCGGTGTCGATGCGCGTGAACACCAGCCCCGCACGATCCCCGAAGAGCTGCGAGGCTACCGCAGCGCGTTCGGCTTCTGGCACGAATTCCGCAAGCCGGTCCTGTATCAGCGCAATACGCTGGTCCAGCGGCAGTGCCTGCAACTCGGCTGCTGACAATCGCAAACGGTCGAGCGCGTCCGCAACAGGGCCCGTGCCAGCAGCGGCCTGGCTCAGCCGTCGCGTCAACTGCATGGCGGCCTGTTCGACCTGACCCATCGACACGCCCGCCAGATCGCCTGCACGTTCCAGCACTTGAATGCTTTCAACAGTCGTGTCCAGCGAGGCGGCCAGCTTTGCCTGGGCATCCACCGTCTGCAGACCGGAGCGGATCATCGCTGTGGCCGCCGCCGCAATCGCTGCAGCTGCCGCGGCCATCGCCACCCGCGCACGCCGCGCAAAGGCGGCCAGCCGGGTATTGGCACCTTCCATTTCACGCGACAGACGGCCAAAGCCCCGGGCCCCGGCCTCGCCCACACCTTCCAGCTCGGCCTTTACCTGCCGCCCGCCAGTGGCGGACAGGCGCACGCTGACACGCTTTTCAGTCATCTTGTCCTGCCATCTGCTCGTTGAGCTGCCGCACCATCACCGCCTCAATGACGGGAAGGAATTCGACCGCTGCGCGCGGGTTGATCCCCAGCGCCTCGGCCATGGCCATGGCCGCGCTCATGTCCCAGCCCAACACAACGCCGGGCACCGCCCGGATCTGGCCGCCAAGGCGTCCGGCGACATCCCAGACTTCCCAACCTTCCAGCGTGCGCGGTGCATGAATTACTTGCGGGCAGTCTTTGCAGTTTTGCGTGCACGCGGCGCAGTAGCCTTCGCCCCCGCCGTAGACCCAGTCGGCGAGGGCGCGAAGGCGTTTTTTTCTTGTTCCAGCTCCAGACCCTTGGCGACATAGCCCATTTGGAACCGCTCAAAGATCGGCCACATGTCCAGAAGGGCCGCGATGCCTTCGGGCGTTACTGGTGTCGGATTGCCCTCAGCATCGCCCACACCCTCCCAATCGAGAATGGCGCGGTCGGCCAACACCTTGCCGAAGATCACCGCGATCTCGTCGTCGCTGGTCCCTTCCGGCAGACCCCGCACGGCGGGGTCGCTGCGGGCGGCGACCATCAGCGCGGTGGTCAGCGGTTCGACATTGACGCGGACACCAAGGCCAAGATCGAGCCAGTACGGCTCACGGGCGAGGTTCAGGCGCAGCATGGTTAATATTCCTCAATGCTGTTGATCAGCGTGACGGTGCACATCCGCCCGAGAATGGCATCGCGCGCGGCCTGCCAGTCGAAGGTGGCTTGCACGCCCTGGGGCCCCGCGATCTCAACGCGCGGCCGGGGCAGATAGACGGCGTGGGCGGTGAGTGTCAGAGATTCACCTGAGGGCAAAACATAAGCGAAGGTCATCTCGCAGGGATCGCCATTGATCGCCTGGTTCACCAGCACCTGGTTAGCAAAGCGCACCTCGATCCGGCCGGTCAGCGCAGCGATCGAAGGATCGGCGCCATCAATGCGTCCATCCGAGCGGATAGTCTCCACGCGGTCGAGGTTGTTGGCATAGGTGATCTCGGCCGAGACAATATTGCCAAGGGGCTGGCCGTTGCGGGTGATTGCCCCGTTAAAATGGCCGTAGCGCTAGAGGGCGAGATCGGCGCGCGTGCCGGCCGTGGATGCGGCACCAATGGCCTCGCCCTGCGCCACCAAGCTCGCTGTCGCGGTCAGCAGCCCCGAGCGCTGCATCTGCCAGCTCAGCGTATCAAGCACGCAGCCCGAATACATGGCATATCGCGGCACCTCGGGCATGCCGGTCTCGATGGACATCGAGGGCAACACCCAACCGCCCGAGCGGAACTCATGGGTATAGGGCGCGGCAGTGCCGGTTGTCGTGGGTTGGCCGAAGGCCGCCTTGAGCCAGAAGCCGAAGCCCTGTGCATCAATCGGCACGATGACATTGCCGTCAGCCGTCACCGCATCCTTGATCGGTGCCAGTGGATCGCGGCCATAGCCCAAGAGTTCGCTGTTCAGCAGCGGCTGCTCTGCACCCAGCGTGGCGCTAGCAAAAGGCATCCGCGTGAAGCCGCTCGCAGGCGGCGTTCCATAGGTCGTCTCGAACGCAAGCGCCATCTGCGCCCGCGCCCTTGAGCTCGTGCCATGTCTCAACTCCTCAGATTGTCAGATGGGTCAGCCGAGTGGATCGGCTGTGGAATAGTGCAAGATCAATGGTATGACTGCGGCCTTGAAAGTCGCTGCGCCCTCGACCGGCAGATCGATCGAGCGCGGGGCCTCAGGCTCGATCCAGTCGCAGCGCCCGCCCAGCGTGCGGTCAGCGGCGATCACCGCGCCAATGCTAACGCAGAGCGCGTCGAAGGTGGTATTGCGACCCTCACCTTGGACTACTGCCTCGATCTCGGCCCGGTGCTGGTAGTGGTAGCGCAGCGGAGAAAGCGTCACGCCGGGCTCTCCTGGCTCGCCATCGCGCAGGATCATCAGGCCAGCGGGGGGCACGCGCTCGGGCAAAACCTCGCCACGCAGGACTGGCACATGCGGCACTGTGCGCAATAGGTCTGTCAGGGCAGTGAGGATGGTTTCGCGAGGGGTCATCCGATCTTTCCTTCTACCCAATGCGCAACAATCGACGCGGGGAGCTCCGTCTGCGCCCGCTCGGCGTCCCGTGCGAGATCCAGCCGCTTGGACAGTTTCACCTGCGGCACCAGCAGGAAGATCGGGACTGTGGTTGCACCTCGCCCTGTTTTGGACCGTGATGCCACGGCACGTCCGCGCGTGTTCAGACGCCCCTCAGCCACAAGCAGGCTCGGTCCCGTTCGTCGGTAGACGAACCGCAAGCGCAACCCTGACCGCCGCTCCCATTCGCTGGTGGTAATACGGCCGCCGCGCGCGGATTTGCCAGCCGCCGCTGTGGGGATGGCCAGCCAAAAGCCCGTCTTTGAGCGGGTCAGTGGACCAGTGTCATGGGCACCGATGATCACTGGCGCTTTTGACCAGATCACGGCGGCCGCGTTCAAGCTGGGTCTGCCTTTCGGGAATTGTTCTGAGCGAATGGTATTGGCAAGCCGCTGACCCAGCCCAGCACCTGTGATTTGCGCGCGCCAGGAAGTTTTGACACTGTTGCCCGCCTCGCTCACAGCCTTGCTGACCGCCTGTTCGCCTGCCTTGATTTCAGCGGCCATCATGGCAACCAGGTCAGGCGTGATGTCGAGTTTCAATTTCATGCCGGGCGCAGATCCACTGTCCAGACAAGCCGCTCACGATCGCGCACCGGCTCACCCTGAATGTTGAAGGCGTCCCCATCAATCTCGATCCGGTTGCCGGGGCGCGGGTTGGGCACTTCGGCTACGCGCAGATCGATGCGAGTCGTTTCCGACCAGAGCTGTGCGTCGCGGAAGCTGGTGACCTCATCCGCGCGGCGGGTGACCACGCGGACGAGTTGGGGCGCACCACCGTCCGCGATGTAGATCGCGTCACGGGCGATGTTCGCATCCGCAAAGAGATTGTCGATCGCAGCCGCGAAGACAGACATGGTTTTGCGCGTCAGTTTGAGCTGTGTAAACGGATCGCCATGCGCGGCCGCTTGTTGACGGGCAGGATCGAACTTTCGGTCATCAGATCGATCCAGCGGCCTTTCTCGTCCAGATGTTGGCGCGCATAGAGAGGAAGTCCGACCGTGTTGGCTGCCTCAAGAAGATTGGCGGGTCCGCCATAGGTGCTGAAGGTGTCAAATGTGCCCAGCGGGAAGGCGATACCGTCGCCAGCCGGGATCAGCCGTTCCGAGACGCCGTTGGAAAGCGTGACAGAGGCGTTGTATTCCTCAAACAGAACGCCCGCGAAGGGGAAGGCGCGACGCATGTCCTCGCGAAGGGGCTGGCCACCGGTTGCTGAGAAGAACTTGTAGGCCTCCTCGGTCTTGGGATGGCTGATTAGCTTGTCGAAGAACTCGGAGCTGACCAACGCATGGGCCGTTGTCATGGTCTCGCCCAGCAGATTGTCCTCGATCGCGCGCAGTACGGTGCGGACCTTGCCCTGCACATTGGTGCCGGCCGTGCCGAAGACGAAGTCGACTGAGATCTGCTCCAGCCCGAATTCGGTGAAGTAGTTGTAGAGTGTGGTGCCAGCGCCGTCTTTCACGATGCCGCGCAGCGCGTTCATCTCCATGTATTCGCGGGTCTGCGCGTGCTTGCGCCGCATCAGCGTGAGCTTTTCCGTCATCACCTCTGCCAGGCGATCAGGGGCGTCCGAGCTAGCCAGCAGAGGCATGCCTTGAATGTCTGATGGCAGGATCACATCGTCATGCGGGATCCAGGGCAGGGCAAAACTGCGCATGGAGCGGGCCTCGCGGTTGCCCACCGTGGCGGGCGCGCCCAGCGGGACCGAAGGCAAAAGGCTCAGAACCCCCTCGCGCTGCTCGATGATGACAGCGCGCTGCGTGAAACCTTGGAACCGAAAGAGGCCAATCTGGCCAAGGCGGGTGTAAAGGTTGGGCAGAATGTTGATGGCTTGCGTCATCTCGGCGAGCGAATAACCGCCCGCGTCAAATGGGTTGCGGATGATGGTCATGGGGAACTCCGGGGAAAAAGGGGCGAGAAGGAAGGTCTTTAGGGAAGGGCAATGCGGTGTGTGCGGCCCGATCAGGCCGTGTCGCGCGGGATGATGCCGAGGCTCGCCAGCTGAGCGTGTTTAGTGGCGGTCTTGGGGGCATCATCGACGGTGACGTCGAAGGCGAGGGCCGCTTTCGAGACGATCGAGGGGCCGCGCGCGATCACCACGCCGATGGCGTCGGTGGCACTGGCATCCACCGCGTAGAGCAGTACGGCGGCCGCTGTCTGCGCGCCGTCAGAGCCGCCTGAGGTGGCCAGCTTGTATTTGCCGCTGGCGGTGATGCGGCCAAGCACGGCGCCGACCGGGTAGTCGGTCCCGGTGAGCAGGGTGACGCTTTCGCGGGTGAAGTTGGGGTTGACCTCATATTTGAGGACATCGCCCGTGGTGGCAGCTTTCTTTGCGGCAGCCACAATCGGGCTCTCTGCGCTTTTGGGGATGATTGGCGATGGTGGTGCCGCGACAATATCGCGGGCATCGGCTGCGGCGCTGGCGCGCTCCAGAACCAGGCGCCGCAAGGCCTCGGGGGCGGTGCCTTCGCGCAAGGCTTTCGCCGCGTCGATCGCGATACCAAGACGCCCCGCCTGCGCTACGATGTCCGTGATTTCCGCCGCTGCCTCGCGCAGCTGCGCCGACAGTTCCGCCAGATTGCTGGGTTGAGCTGCAACTGGAACGGCAGCTGGTGCCGATGCTGCGGGCAGTTGAGATGCCGCGGGGGTCGGGGTTGGAGCAGCAGGCGGAGCATCGGCGGCATCTGTTTTGCTATCCGCAGTGTCCAAAACGTCTGGACCTGTGTCCTGCGGGGTCTCTACGGGTTTGTTCTTGGTGGCCATGATTGCCTCCTGTCTGGGTTGAGGAAGGGATGCGCGCTGAATACGCGCAGGTGGGAGTATTAAAGTTGCGGCGAGCATCTGCCGGAAACTGGCAAAGCCGCGGGCCAGATCGGTGACCTCGTCGGCGAGACCTGCGGTGACGGCATCCGTGCCGCGATAGGTCGCAGCTTCGGTCGTCATGGCGGCCTCCTGGCTCAGCCGACTGGCGCGACCAGCGGCGACGGTTTCGGCGAACAAAAACCGCAGCACGTCGATCTCGCGCTGGATGTCGGCGCGCACGCCCTCGGGCAGTGACTCATAAGGATTGCCATCGACCTTGTGATTGCCGGAGTGAATTAGGGTGACTGTTACCCCATCCTGATCAAGCTGACCGCTCATATCAGCATGCATCACGACCACGCCGATGCTGCCCAGCGCGCCGGTGCGCGGCAGCAGGATGCGATCGGCCTGAGAGGCGAGCGCGTATCCAGCCGAGAAAGCGTGTTCTGCTACAAAAGCCCAGACCGGCTTGCTGCCGCGGATGGCACGAATACGATCTGCGAGATCAAAAACCCCAGCGACCTCGCCGCCAAAACTGTCGATTTCCAACGCGAGGCCGCGCACTGCTGGGTCGCTCGCCGCCGCCTCGATCTGCGCGGCGATCCCCTCATAGCTGGTCTGGCCCGAGGATTGGCCGATCCATCCGCCGCGATGGATCAGCACGCCGGAGATCTCGATCACGGCGATGCCGTCCAAGACCGGATAGGGTGCGTCGCCATGTTGCTGCAGGTGCTCGGCGAGGTTTCCGGCGAGAATGCTGGCGCGGGCGGGTGTGGCGGCGGTGCCGGGCGCATCGTTCAGAACACTGCCCAACAGTTCAACCTGCCGGCCAAGGATGCGCGGCCCGAGGCCGGACAGAAAAGCCATAGCTTTGGAGGGTTCAACCAGCAGCGGCGTGTTGAATGCGCGCGCGGCGATGCGGGCATGGAGCATCAGGACTGGTCCTCGTCTGTGCGCGGGCTGTCTTCCGCGTCATCGGTTGTTTCGCTGTCGTCGTTGCTTTGCGGCACTGCTTGCACGCTCTGTGCAGGCGAACCCGGCCTCCTGAAATCGAGGCCCAGCAATCGCTCACGTTCCCGCTCTGCGGCAATCTCACGATCAACCTGTTCGGCGTCATAGCCGCGTTCGGCGATGGCTTGGGTGCGGGATTTGAGGCCCGCCTCAATCTGGGCAATCTCGGCATTGGCGTCTTTGAGCGGATCGACCCAGTCCCATTTGGTTGGTAGCCAGTCAGCGGTCAAAAACCGGGACCGGTTATCTTCATAGCCTGGCAAGGTAAGCGCACCGGACAGGATTGCCGCATCCATCCAGTGTGCATAGACGGGGCGGCAGAGCTGATAGACCATGACGGAATGCTGCCAGGCGGACACTCGGCGGCGAAACTCGATGAGTGCCAAGCGGGAGTTTGAGAAGTTTCCCTTCACCATGTCATTGGCGATGTAGGGGTAGGGGATTCCCAGCGCTGCCGAGATCTGCAGCAGGGTCCGGTACTGGAACGGCTCATAGGTTGCGCCGCTGTCAGCGGGTTGGCCCACAGTCACATCCTCACCGGGATCTAGCCGGACAATCTGGCCGGGGCTGATCTCGACACCGGCTGGAGCATCTTCATCCTCGGCTGGTGCCAGCGGATTCTCCGGCGCAGGCGAAGTGACAAACATCGCGTACATCGCTGCGACTTTTTTGCGGTCGAGCTCGGCGTCGTCATATTGATCGAGCAGGAACAGCTTCACGATGGCTGGCGCCAGTTTTGACACACCGCGCAGCTGCCCGCCCTCGACGGGATCAATGATATGGATGACCTCCGAGGCTGGCACACGAACAATCTCCCCTGCCAGTCCCGGATCAGTGCTGTCACCGGGATGGCGACGGAAGAAGTGATAGGCGGTGCGGCGTCCAATCCGGTCAAACTCAATGCCCTGCCGGATGGCATTGCCGTTGGCAGCGATCCCCGTCTGTTCCAGCGGCAACATCTCAGCGGGCAGCATCTGCAACTGTAGCGGCACGCTCAGCCGATCGCCCGCGCGGCGCATCCGGATCCGGAAGAACACCTCGCCCGCCATGAGCACTTCGCGGGCAGCGCGACGCTGTAGCCCGTAAAAATCAGTCAAACCCTCAGCATCCGCCTCGTCGGTCCACGCGAGCCAGAGACGCTGTAGCTCTTCCTTGCGGGAGGGATCCGCGATATTCGAGATCGGCTTGATGCCATCGCCCACGGTGTTGGCCGCCCAGCTTTCAACCGCATTCACGGCATAGCCGTTGTTGCGCACCAGCCAGCGGGCACGGGCCGTAATATCCGGACCTGACGCCGCGATGAGCGCATTCACATGCGCGCGCGTCGCCTGAAACCCGCGCAGCCGCCGGTGGTGCTGGCCTGCATCAAACCCACCTATGAAAGCACCGAGACGCTGTCGCCAGTTCATCACAGATCCTTCACGGCGTTGGGGCGAAGGATACGCCCAGCGCCGCGCTCCAGCTTGGCCACGCGCCGCTCAATATCGCTGATCGCCGCGGCAAGCTCCGCATCCGTGCCGTAATTCACCGTCTTGCCGTCATAGCTGACCGAGCGCGTGCCGCTGTAGCGGGCGGCCAGCAGCGCGCTGTGGCGGGATTTCAACTCGTCGAGTGTCATCGTGGGTCTGGTCACTCCATGTATCGAGGCGTGCTGATCTTCCAGCCGCGCCGCCTTGGTGCTGTCACTTGCCCGGCTTGCGGGCTGTTTGGTTTCTCGGGTTCGCTGTTCGGTGCGACAGCCACGGTCTCGACCCCGGCCTGTTTCTCGAGCTGCCGCCACATGCGCTCATCAAAGCGGTCGGCGCCGAGGATCCAGGCCGCGGCGCGTGCATAGACACGGGTATCCAGGGCCTCGTTGCGCTCGCGCATCTTTTGCCATTCCTGACGCGCGTAGCCCCGCTTGTTGCGGATCGTCACCAGCTGTTCACCCACCAGCTGTTTCAACCACTCGCTGTCCGCCCAATCAGGCAGGTGAATGGTCCCGGCAGGCGGTGCCACGCCCAGCGCGCGATCTTCATCCGACAGCTTCTCGATCCGAAGATAACGATAAGTCTCGGCCTTGAATGTCGCTGTGGCCACGGTCCAGAGCCGCGCCCCGCGTTTCAGTTTCCGCCCATTCACGGTCGCATCAACGAAGGTTGGGCCCGAGACTGGCGTGGCCCGGTTGAATCCCTCGAGCCCCTTCACAGGCGCCACCTGCGCAATGCCCTGCTTGCGCGCCCAGGCATAGACAGCGGCGGACTCGTAACCCGTATCGATGGCGAGTTTCGCCAGCGTCATGATCGCGCCGTTCTGGTGCGTCCAGGTCTGGCTGAGCAACGCCGTCAGCGTCTCCCAGCAAGCGGGATCGTCCGGCCCGCCCGGGATCACGATGTGATCCACCAGCCAGCTTTCGAGCCCGCGTCCCCAGGCCCAGACATCCACTTCGATCCGGTCCTTCTGCACATCTGCCCCGGCGGTCAGGAACAACCCACCTGCGGGGATCTACGCAGGGAAGGTGAT